AATTACTTGCACAACATACTAAAATGGACTTGGAATTTTGGAGAAAGCAAGCGCGTAAAGATTTTTATATGTCACCTACGACAGCATTAGAATATGGATTAATAGATACAATATTATAATATGTCTACAGAAACAACAATTAAAAACTGGGAAACTTTAATGAAAGTTATTGACACTTACATTTCTAGTCCTAGAAAAGAACAATTAATTAAAATGTACGAGAAGTTTTCGGAGCGGATAATGACCGCTCCTGCAAGTTCTCATGCAGATAGACATAATTGCTTTCCTGGAGGATATTTAGATCATATTCTTCGTGTATGTGATATGTCAAAAGCTTTACATGATATTTGGAGTAAGGTTAATGCCGGTACCGATACATTTACTTTAGAAGAATTAATCTTTAGCGCATTAAATCACGATTTAGGTAAAATAGGAACTGAAGAAGGTGAATATTATATTCCTAATGATTCTCAATGGCATAAAGAACGTGGTCAAATTTATAAATTAAATGGTAATATTGATTACATGAAAGTACCGGATAGAAGTTTATATCTATTACAACAGCATGGAATATACGTTTCGAGAAACGAATATTTAGCTATCAAATTACATGACGGTTTATATTCAAAAGGTAATGAAGGATATTTCATGGCACATAGTTCAGAGATGGCTTTAAAATCTAATTTACCAATATTATTACATCATGCAGATCATTTAGCTACGTTAGTTGAAGACCATAACAAAGGAATTAAAACGGAAGTAGTAACCGTTGCAACTAAACATAGTACTAAAAAAGTAAATGACCCTGTAGTAGATAATAATCTAAAAAATATGTTTGACGAATTATTTAAATAAACTATGATACTTACAATAATATTACTTGTAATATTTTTAGGAGTTAGCACTTACGCTAACATAAATCTCCTAAAAAGAAACGAACAATTAGAAGAGGCGCAAGACCTTATTGCTAACGACTACGAAGATTTATATAATAAGATGGTTCAATTTGAAACTGTTATAGATAATGCAAATAAAAAATTAAAAGAAATTGATTATAAAGGATCATTTGAAAGCGATGATGAAGTTGGATTTTTCTTTAAAGAACTTAAGAACATACAAGAAGATATAAATAAATTTTTACAATAACATGGCAGCGAAGAAAAAGAAAAATTATTTCACGGAAGATACCGAAAATGCGATAGTTCAATATAATTTAACTACATCGTTAATAGACCGTAATAAAATTTACGATCAACATATTAAATATCCTTTTGATAAATTAGCTGAAAATATTATTCATACTTTTAAATTTTATCATTTCGATATTCCGTATGAAGATGTTAAGCATGAAGTGGTAGCATTTTTAAATGAAAAAATTCATAAATACACTCAAGGAAAAGGAAAGGCATTTTCGTATTTTAGTATTGTAGCAAAAAATTATTTAATTAATCATAATAATAATAACTACAATAAATTTAAAAATACAGACGCTTTAGATGTCGTTGATTCTCATAGAAAAGTAGTTAATGAAATTATTCGCGAAACGGATATTGAGCATAAAAGAGAATTTATGGATGTGTTTGTTGAATATGTCGATAATAACTTAAATATATTATTTAAGTCAAAAGAAGAAATTCAAGTAGCGGATTCAATATTAGAGTTATTTAAACAACGTAATAATATAGAAGAATATAATAAAAAAGCTTTGTATATTTTAATTAGAGAACGTACGGGAATGCGTACTCAATATATTACTAAAATAGTAAATCAATTAAAACGTATGTATTTTTTATTATTTCGAGAATATAAAATTACTGGAAATATAAACCCCGAAGCGTTATATCAAAAAGATACTGTTGTTGATAATTATTTTTGATGGACTTGGATATAGAATTATTTAAAGGAAAAACATTTTCCGAGTTAATGAAAGACGTTTATGACAATTCAAAAAAGAAAGAACGGCAAATTAACTTACTGATTGCAGAATTAAAACCCCTCATTAAAAATGTAGGGGATGCAACATTAATAGTGCCTCTAATTAAAGAATATTTAGAAGTAGGCGTTAAAAATGACGAGCATTTAGTTAAATTGGCTGCGATAGTGCAAAGATTGGTTTCATCTAATACAAAAGCACAATCGGAAACGGGCGGAGGATACTTGCTTTCAGAAGAAGAAAAGCGTCAGCTATTAGATGAATTAAATACAATAGAAAATTCTGATTTAGAAATAAATACTAAAGTAATTAATTTAGCGGCTGATCAAAAACAGATAGACACGGGAGAAGATCTGTGAAGAATTTTTCTATTAACAATCAAGATTTTCAATTTGCATTTGCAGAAGTGCTAAGTGTATCATACGATGATACTAATCCTAACTTTATACAAAGTATTAAATGTAAAATGTTAGGCCCTGGGCAAGGGGAAGATGATGGAGATCCATCCGCTGTACAAGCTAAACCATTAAATCCTTATTTACGTAAAGTCCCAATTCAAGGAGAAATCGTAATGGTATTAAAAGCACCTAGTGCAGCGATATCTTCTATGGGCAGTAATACTACTTTATATTATTTAGATAATCTTAATATACAAAGTTTAATAGACCATAATAGCGTTCCTACTTCAGGTAAGGTAACTGCAGGAGGCGGTGGAGGATTTCCTGCCGCAGCTGCCGGTGCTACTAAACAATCGGGAAATCCTGCTGTTGATAAAAACTTCGAAGAAAGTAGTAAATCGGCTTTTATACAGCATTATGTAGGGGATGTTATTTTAGAAGGTAGATATGGGCAATCTTTACGATTTTCGTCTACGCAAAAAAATAAAGGTATATTTAAAAAACCTACTATATGGGAACAAGGCAATGCAGGAGATCCTATAACTATTTTACGTAATAGTAAATTTCAAGGACCCGCTCATAAATTTTATGCAGAAGATTTAGAAAAAGACGATAGTCTTATTATAATGACATCCGATCAAAAGCTACCTTTTAAACCATCGTCTGACGCTAAAAAAGCTGCTAATGAAGTTAGTATTCAAGCTAAATACGAAAAAAATCAAATACTTTTAAATTCCGGACGTTTAATTTTAAATGCGCGTCAAGAAGATATTTTAGCATATGCTAAAAAAGGCGTACATATATCTGCAGATAAAGTAGCGATAGATGCACAATCTAAATTTACTGTTGATAGTCCATCTATTCATTTAGGAGCTCAAGCTACGGAGCCTATTATTTTTGGTCAAAAATGGGCTACATGGATGAATAATTTAATTACCGCTTTAGGAGCATGTTTTGTAGCCACGGGAGTAGGACCTTCTGGGCCATTAACGGGAAATCCGAATTGGTCACAAGTAGCTCAATTACAAGGACAAATTAATACTTTACTAAGCCAGATATCTAAAACTAAATAATTACTTTTCAGTATAATTATTTAAAAAGATATCTTGCCATGAATACTAAAGACTTTGTACAAGTATTAAGAAAAATCATTAAAGAAGAAGTTAAGACAGCTGTTAAGGAAGCTATTAGAGATATGTCTACAGATAATTTAATTGAATCTGTAGTATCTAAACCTAAGCCTGAATACAATTACAAACCTTCTAAAAAATCAGCTCCTAAACAATTCGTAAAAGATCCTTTATTAAATAGTTTATTAAACGAAACCGCAGCAAACGGAGTTTCGATTCCTGCTGATACGTTTGGGCATGACGATTATTCTGAATGGCCTACAATGGAAAGTTCTGGTATGAATACTAATTTTGCATCTATAATGGGGTCTCCCAAATTTGTAGATAATAGAAAAATAGATGCTACTCCAGACGGAATTCCTCCGCAAGCAGTACCGGAAGAAGTTAAAAGCGCCTTAACAAGAGATTACCGTTCATTAATGAAAGCTATTAATAAGAAAAAAGGTAGTTAATAATGCCAACTAACGTACGTAAAATAAATCCAATCGATTTACTTCCGGATGTAGCCGTAGGTATAATGTTACCTATGACAGGTGAAGACGGTTCGTTATTTAAATTATCTTATACAACTCAAGAACAAGCTATAAGTAATTTAAAAAATTTATTATTAACAATTAAAGGCGAACGTCCGATGCAACCATTTTTTGGAACAAATATTCAAAAAATGTTGTTCGAGCAAATAACAGAGGATGTATTCGAACGAATAGAAAAATCAGTACGAACTGCTATTGAATATTGGTTACCATATATTATTTTAACTGATTTAGAATTAGAAGGATTTTTTGGTACTGTTAATGGAATGGAAGAACATGGAATTTATTTACGTTTGTTGGTAAAAATAACTAATGATGGTGCTAATGTACCTATAGTAATATTTTATACACCATCGACGATACAAGCGATAGAACAATATGAATAAAAAAGAAATAAATTATTTAGGTAGAGATTTTTCACAATTTCGTGATAATCTAATCGAATTTGCAAAATCATATTTTCCTAATACGTATAATGATTTTAATGAATCATCTCCGGGTATGATGATTATGGAAATGTCATCATATATAGGAGATGTATTATCATATTATACGGATTATCAGTTTAAAGAAAATTTATTAAGCGAAGCGGCTGGTAAGGCTAATATATTATCTATCGCACGTTCAATGGGATATCAAAGCAAAAATTTAATACCTGCAACAGTAGATTTAGATGTTTATATTATAATTCCTGCAGTAGCAAACGGTTCGCTATACGAACCTGATTTACGATATGCATTGACTGTCAATACTGGAATGCGAATAGCTACCGAAAAAGGTATAGAATTTAGAACATTAGAATCTGTTAACTTTGCACAATCGACGGTATCATCTCCTACAGAAATAACAGTATATCAAATTAATGATCAATCAAAGGATCCGGAATTTTATTTACTTAAAAAAACAGTTAAAGCTATAGCAGGTAATTTAAAAACGAAAACTTTTGATTTTGGTAAAGCTAAGCGATATGATAAAATTGTAATTGAAGAAGATAATCACGACATTGTAGAAGTAGTAGAAATTACAGATTCGGACGATAATACATGGGCAGAAGTCCCGTTTTTAGCTCAGGATATTTTATTACAGCCAATAGCAAATACAAAAGATAATGATCCGGATTTATATGTATATTCTGACACTGCACCGTATTTATTAAAACCAAAAAAAACCGCTAGAAGATTTATTACTAAATTTAATTCTACTAACGATTTAGAAATTCAATTTGGAAGTGGTGTTAGTGATATATCGGACGAAGAACTAATACCAAATCCGGATAATATAGGAACTGCATTATTAGGACTTCAAAAACAATTTGATTTTCCTATCGATCCTTCGAATTTCGTATATACAAAAACTTATGGATTAGCACCGGGTAGTACTACATTAACAGTTAGATATACTACCGGAGGCGGCATAAATTCAAACGTACCTGCGGGTTCGATTACAGAAATTATTGAACGAACATTTACATTAGATGATGAAGCTTTAGATAATACTTTAGTAAATAATACAAAACAGTCATTAGCAATAATTAATCCGTATCCAGCATCAGGAGGACGTTCTACAGAGACGATTGATGAAATACGACAAAATGCATTGGCTTTATTTTCTTCACAACAAAGAGCAGTAACTAAAGAAGATTATTTAATTAGATGTTATGCAATGCCTCCTAAATATGGATCGGTTGCTAAAGCATACGTTACTCAAGATGATAATATTAATACTGACACATTAACAAAAGATAGAGTACCTAATCCATTAGCATTAAATTTATATACGTTAGGATACACTGATAGTGGTAAATTAACTCCATTAAATTCAGCAATTAAACATAACTTACAAAATTATATTAAACAATATCGAATGTTAACTGACGCGGTTAATATTAAAGATGCTTTTATTATTAATATAGGAGTGTTATTTGATATAGTAACTTTACCAAATTATAATTCTAATGAAGTTTTAATAAAATGTATTTCTAAATTTAAAGAAACATTTGATATTATGAAATGGAAAATTGGACAGCCTATTATAATATCTAAACTTTATGTAGATTTAGATAAAGTAGAAGGAGTACAAACGGTACAAAGTATTAAAATTGTAAATTTATTTGATCCGACGAGCGGATATTCTGGTAACGTATACAATATTAACGAAGCTACTAAAGATGGAATAATTTATCCTTCTTTAGATCCTTCGATATTCGAAATACGAAATTTAGATTCAGATATAATAGGAAAAGTAGTAACATTATGATACATGCATTCTTTCCTGAAAAGGATTCTACAATATACGAAATTGCCCCTAATAGAAATACGGGCTTAGATGAAATATTGGAAATACAAAAACAACCGTATGTTATAAATTCAGGTTCGGTTGGTATTACTAAATATTATGAGTCAAGAATATTAATGAAATTTAATAATCCTGAAATTTCTACATTTATTAATAACAATAGTATAGACATTAATAACTGTACATTTTTATTAAATTTATATATCGCCGCTCAAAGCGAATTACCTTTCGATTACACAATTCAATCATATCCTATATCAGGTGCATGGACAAATGGAACTGGTAGAAGATATGGTCAAGAAATTACCGATGGTGTTAGTTGGTCATCATTAAACGGATTAACGTCATCGTTATGGTCTACGGCTTCTGCAGATATCGGTAAATTTTGGTATAATAATAATGCCGGCGGAGCTAATTGGTATACAACGTATGCATCTAGTTCAGCATCATTTAATTATAATTCTCAAGCAGATTTACAAATTGATATAACGGGCCAAGTAAAAAATTGGATAAATGGTAATATACCTAATGAAGGATTAATATTAAAATTTGAATCTAGTTCATATATAAATGCTGCTTTTCCGAATACTAATATTAGTTATTATTCATCGAATACTAAAACAGTATTTTCTCCGCAATTACATGTATTATGGAATACAGGTTCATATACAGGAATAACATTTTCTAGTATGTCTTTTAGAGATAATCCAATCGTATATATTAAGAATCTTAAAGCGGAATATAAAGAAAATCAAAAACATAGAATATATATAGGCACTAGGCCAAAATATCCTAGACCTTCGTTTACTCAAACGAACGAATTTGCGGTAAATAAAATATTACCTAAAAATTCGTATTATCAAATATTAGATGCACATACATTAGATGCTATTGTACCATATAGCGAATATACTAAAATAAGCGGAGACGCTTCAGGCAGTTACTATGATTTTTGGTCTAGCCCATTGTATCCAGAAAGATGGTATAAATTTGAATTCAAAGTAATGTATGATGATAGTACAGAATATTATGCTAATAACGATTGTATTTTTAAAATCATAGACTAATGGAATCAAACGACTTTTTAATAGATAAAAATAAAATATTATTTGGAGAGTATAACAAATCACAAGTTAATCCAGGTAAGACGATTTTATATACACGTAACAGTAATGGTACTCTTTACGTAGATAGCAATTCTTCTGATATTAATAAACAACGTTTAGTTATTAATTTAGTAGGTACTAAATATAATTTAAATTCATACGAAAATGTTTTAAAAACTGAATTTGAAGAATTTGTAGAAACTATTCCTGACATAACAATCGAAGAAACGACAATTCAAGATATGTCGGGGCAATTAAATGATTATCAAAATCAAATAAAAACTCGCGATCAAAAAATAGATAATTTAAATGCTACGATAGAAGAATTGAATAATAAATTAAATTCAGTTAATACTTCTGCAGTATCGCAATCAATTGACGTAGCCGGTACAATCCAAGCTGCACTAGATGCTGCAACGAATTCTAATAATAAAAAACCTAGAATCTTTTCTGACGGTACATTATTACGAGATAGGGGCAATACAGCATTTTATTATATAGTGGAAGATGGTAAAAAACGTTGGTTCCAATTTAACGAAGAATTATTAAATATAGTAGCTAAATCTTCAGGTAAAGTAACTGCTACGGGGGCTCCGGATTTAATAGACGTGTCGCAGGATGTATTAGATGATATTCCTTCCGGTGCACCGTTTACTAATTTTGATTTAGTTAAAAACATACAAACGCCCGCTCCGCCGCCACTTGATTTAGGAGATAAACGTTTAATTGCTAAATGGATTAATATACCAAATCCGTTAATAATTACTACTACGAATGCGACGCCTACGGATGAAGAATTAACAATTCCATTACAATTACAAGTAGCGTCCGCAGAAGGTATTATTAATAGTGTTGAAGTATGGGAAGCCGGCGCATGGTATCAAAATAAACCTCAATTACCTATACTGGATCCAGTAAGTAAGCCGCTTATTTGGAAAAGAAATAAAATAACCGGATATCAACAAGGAGTAGATTCATTTAAAGTAATGCTTCGTAAAACTAATGACCCCGTAACCGATGGTTTTACAACGGGAGAATTCGGTTTTTCCGCTCTGCCATTATTAACCGCTTATACAAAAATAAAATTATCAATTGATAATCCTGAATATACAATTAAATTAGTCGCTAAAATATTTAATGATGTTAATGATGAATATTATCAAGTACCAGAAGACCAGTTAACTATTATCGTACGTTATGTATCTAAAATGCCAAATGTAACAAATTTAACAGTGCCAGACGCTCGAGCGGCTATAACAGCTACGGGAGTTTTAAATACTAATATTAATGAATCTAATTTAATATTAACGAATAATGCAAGTTTATATAATAAAGTTCAGTCCTCCAATCCAATTGTCGGTGCAGATATAGATAAAAACTCAATTATAAATTTAATAACATATAAAGGCGGATTACTTACAGTACCGCAAAATATTTCTGTTTATTCACAATTTAATGATGTCGTACGAGTTTTAAAGCGTACGGGATTTAATAATATATCCGTAAATCAAATATACCGTTCGGGATATACGACACAAAATTTATCTGTTAGTAATATTTTAAAATCAGGTAATGTAACATTAACTGCTGGTAGTGCTTATTCATTTGATAACCCTATTTATTTAAAAGTTAATATATGGAATGATGGTCGATTGATTGGCTTTTTAAGTAACGCTAATCAGCCAGATTCAATACTTATATCATATTTAAATAATTTAATTACAACAATAGTATAATATGCAATATTCAAATAACGAAGAAATAATTAAATCAACGTCGAATTTAGATGCGTCTAGAATTGATATGGCTGATAAAGAATTATTACTTAACCAAATCTTTGAAATTACTTCATTAGACGAAAGTGCGAGAGATAATTTTGAATTACACGTACATACTCCAGATGGTATATATTTAACTGGTGATCATTCTTTAACTTTTGATCAATCTACTAATATAGCGGATAATAAAAGACCTTCTTATAACGTTCAAATTAACCTTAAAGACGAGCTTAATAAATTAAGTATATATAGAGGCCAATATAAAATTATCGTTAACTTTTTTGATACGTTGATAGGTAATGTTAATGATAAAAGTGCTTGGGTAAAAGAAATTTCAAATACTAAACAGGAAGTAAAACTTTCTATACCGAAATCATTTTTACCTTACGTAAATAAATTATTTGATTTACGTTATAATTCTTATTTACAAGGATTTGCGTCTAACTTTATTTTAAACTTCGGAAAAAATTTAACGTATCCAATTCTTAATATTAAATTAGAAGCAAAATACGATATAACGCCAATACGTAAATTTTCAGTACCGGGAGTTAACGTAACTGATTATAATGCAATTAGAGAATATACAATTGAAAATTTGCCAAACGGTACTATTATTCGATCGGTCGATCGCAAAGGAAAGTTTGGTGATTTTTACATGATGGAAAATGGTAAGAAACGACCGTTTAATGGAAATCAATGGCTATTATTTGAATTTTGTAAGTTATTAGAAGCTGCACGATTTAATTCAAATGGAGATTTAGTACGTGCTGCGCAGCCTACATTAATTGATAATGGGTATGGAACCATCATACCTATCTTAATAGATATTTCAGATCGAGATATATCTTTTATAACTACAGGAAACTCATTAACAGTAAATGATTTTGTAGGAACGGAAGAGTATGTTAATTTAATTGTTAAATTATATAAACCATTAGATGCGGAAATATTAGAAAAATCAAAAGCTTTTATTAGTAATGAATATAGAGAACCGTATACCGATACTGTTTATTTAATTGATAAAGTAGAACCGATCCAATACAATCAATTAAGGCCTGCTAATTTTAATATTGAAGCATATTCTAAACAAAGTATTCCTACTGAATATAAAAACTGGAACGAATTATTAGATGCAAATTTAACTACATCTCAAAAATTAATTGATAATTACTTTTCCGGAAGTTTACAAGGAATTCCATTAAATATTAATTACGCTGAATTTGAAAACTTTGTACATTTTAGTTCTGCAGAAGAACGAGTAAAAAACTTTAAATATAAACTAGAATTAATAGAATATTATACAGATAAAATTACTTCTTTATCAGGATCTGCAAGTACTAATTTAACTCCATTATATGAAAAGCGTAATTTAATAGTATCTGCTTTTGATAATTTCGAAAATTATTTATTTTACGATTCGGGTAGTTTACAATTATATACGCACGTATCATATAGTATAGATCCGTGGCCAAAATTATCTACGTCTAATAACTCAAATGATCCTTATCAACAATTCGGATTATTATATAGAGTATCGCAAAGTATTGCTCAAGATTATTATACGGATTTATTAGAACAGGCAGTTACGTACGATCATTATAATGTTCATAGGCTATTAAAGGCAGTACCATATCACATACGCACTTCAGAAGGAAATGAAGATTTTAATGTATTTGTTGATATGTTGGGACATCATTATGATATCATATGGACATATATTCAACATATGTCAAAGATATATTCTCGAGAAGAACATCCTAAAGACGGAATATCAAATGACTTAATTTATCATGCGGCTAAATCGTTAGGATTTCAATTATATAACGGGCGATCGACATCAGAGTTATGGAAGTATGTATACGGTACGGATAATTCAGGCTCAATTAATCAAGAAGGGGTAAATGGAGTTTATTCATTACCAGATAAACAAGTTACTCAAGAATATTGGAGACGTTTATTAAATAATTTACCTTATCTATTAAAAACAAAAGGTACTGAACGTTCTATTAAAGCTTTGTTAGCTTGTTTCGGAATTCCTAGTACATTATTAACAATAAAAGAATTTGGCGGACCTAGTACATTTATTGAAGAAGCTACTCATTATCCTGAATATGTGCATGAAAAGTTTGCATTTGCATATAAAGTAAATACGGGTACGTATAACAATTATTTACAAGTAATACCTTCGAAAACAAATAATAAATTTTCTAAAAATGTCAATGCTCTAGAATTTAGATTTAGATCGGATGACGAAGAAACATATGCAGTAGGAACGGAATATAATTTATTTAGTTATAACATAGGTATTACGTTTGAAAATTCTGCATCAATAACCACAAACCCGGATTTAGCAATTACGGTAAAAAAAGAAAGCGCTACAGATACGGAAGGTACTTTAACATTACGTACTTCGAGTGGTAATGCTACTATTCCAAATATCAATATATTTGATAATGGATTTAATTTACTTTATTTAGAACAAGCGGGTTCAAATACAACATTGCAATACAGAAAAGCTAAATATGGTAAAATTGTTGAAACTGGGTCTGCTACATTATCAACTACAGTAATGTTTGATGACGTTAATGCATCTAATGCATTAGGGGCAATGCGATGGGGCAATCCGGGCGCAGTAACATTAGGAGTTGCATTGAGTCCTTTTGTAGGTCATATACAAGAAATACGTTTATGGAGCGGTTCATTAAATACTGCTTCATTAAATGAACATACTCTTTCTCCTAATACTTATACATATAATGTTAATAGAGGAGCATTAACGGGTAATGAAGCTTTAGAGCCATATAATCGTTTAGTTCAAAGATATACACTATCAAATAAGTATGTTAATGTATTAACTGCTTCGTTTAGTTCACCGACATCCGCAGATTCATTTACTAGAACATACCAATTAAGTTCCCATCCAAATCAAAAATTAGATGCATTTAAATTTGAAAACTTTTCTAATAATCAATTAGGCGGAGGTATTTGGTTAGTTAATGCATCGGGCTCTAATCAAATTAACGATATATTTGATTCATTTGAAGACACGTATTATACACCATCTCCTTCGTTAGGAGGAAATTCTTTATATACAAATAAAGTACGTATTGAACAAAATTCTTTATCGGGATTTTTAAGTCCTAAAAAGAGAGTAGAAGCAAGTTCATTTGATAAATTTTCTATTGATTCAAATAAAATAGGAATTTATTTTTCACCTCAAGATTCTATTAATGAAGATATATTTAATCAATTAGGTTATTATGAGATAGATGATTATATAGGAGACCCGTCAAATATTTACGGAGAACATTATCCGGAGTTTGAAGATTTTGCTGCTGATTATTGGACTAAATACGATAACAAAAATGACTTTGAAGCTTTCTTTAGAGCATTGTCTATTTACGATACTACAATCTTTAGATACATTAAAGATATGCTTCCATTTAGAGCAAATGTAGTAGACGGATTTTTAATTGAGCCTAATGCATTAGAACGTAAAAGATTTAGAACTACTAAACCAGTTGTCGACGATGGTATGGCAAATGTAGTTGCTGAAATAGAAGCTCCTATACGTATACAAGAAGGATTTTATTTAACGTATGAAGGCGGTATAGAAACGCCCGCACCAGAAATCGGAAGCGATTATTTAATACAACCTGATGCAATATTGGATATGGAAAGTGCGATATCAGTAGTCGCGGATTGTTTAAACTTAAATATTGCAGAAGTGCCTGCTATGGATTCTAATTTAAATAAATTAGGAAGCAGTTGGACACAAAATAGACAAGTAGGTCGTTATACAATACAAGAATCTGGTTCATATACTCCAATGCAAACGATTATATTGCATGGTAGATATGATGTAACAGGATCTACATATGTATTAAATTCATATTCCGGTAGCATATTTAATGCATATATTTACATTGATAGCGATCAAGTAGGAAATGTTGTACCTACGGGAGGTACTCACGGCGGATCATCTCCCGTTGACAACACTCAGCAGGACTAATTAAGTATAAAAAATAACTAATTAAATATTTATATAAAAGAATATTATGGCAATAATAAATGGAGAGTATAGAGCTCCACGTGAAACAATACCTTCCATTCGAACAGGCGGCGCTCTTTATGAAATATTTAGATTAAACGGAGATACTGAAAATGGGCGAATTAAAGCTACTCGTGCATTAACAAATATATTACGATTTTATTATGGAGATGCATATGAATATCGATATTACGGAACATCCGTAGACTCAAACGGATATATTACAAAAGCTTTTGTAGATAGATATAATTATTTAGTAGATCCACCCGTGAATAAAACTACATCACAAGCCATGGCTGAAATTCAAGCTTCCGGTTCCGTAAATATTAGTTTTGTTAAAAACGAAAATCCTAGATTAATATATCCATGGTATATAGAATATAGAATAAAACCGTATGATATAACAGATAAATTTGAATTTAATCCATTAGGATTGAAAAATTTAAAATTTAATGGATGTAAATTAAACGGAACGTCAATTAATGCAAATAGTACAGAAACTACCGATGGAGGCCCTGTAGTTAAAATTACGGCAGTAAATCAAAATCAAATAGTATTTTCTAATAACAATATAACTACTGCAAGATCGAATACGAGCGGCCTGCCAGTTAGACAATTAACATCGAAAGATTTTTCATCAGGTGCTGGTCGAGTATCCGAAACTCAGACTCCGGCACCTAGTAGTACTCTATAATATAAAAATTTAACATTCGTATATTTATTAAAAAGGTATATAAATCATGGGATATTTAGATAATAGCTCAATAACAGTTGATGCAATTTTAACAAAAAAAGGACGCGAACTTTTATCAAAAGGTCGTGATTCATTTAATATTACGCAATTTGCATTAGCAGATGATGAAATAGATTACAATTTATGGAATCCGGCTCATCCATTAGGAAGTTCTTATTATGGTATTATTATTGAAAATATGCCATTAGTAGAAGCTCTTCCGGACGAAAGTCAAGTAATGAAATATAAATTAGTTACATTACCTAGAAAAACTGCAAGGATTCCAGTAATTCAAGTAGGCCAGTCATCTATAATTTTAACGGCTCCAGGACAGAATTCAGTAATTACTCCAACGACAGTTAATTATGATCAAGCAAATAGTACATATGGTTATACTGCAATATTAGCAGATTCAGATGTAGCTACATTAACCGTTACTAGAGCAGTATCAATTACAAATTCAGCTCAACCGACTTTACCTTCATTCTATGGTGATACTAATCAAAGTGTTTCAGCAGTAGGATTAGAATTTAGAGTTACTGCAAAACAGCAATTGGTAAGCGATAGATCTACTACCCTTACGATCGTTGGTAATGAAACTGGTGGTAGAGTAATAGTTAATCTTACTGTAAGGAAAACGAATATAGCTACTGCTATTGGCACTAATTCATTAGATGCTTCATTATAACAATAAAAGAATAAATAAAAGAAATATATGGCAATAGGAGATAATTTATCCGGCGATTCAGTTAATCGTACATCGGCTCAAATGGCATCAAACAATGCAGCACCGCGACCGATTAGTTCTACTACGACGACATCGGAATTAGAGACTGCAATACAAGAAAGAGCATTAGCATTAGCACAGCAAATGGTGAATAACCAAATGAATGCAGTTACATTAGCAGGCTCTGGCAGAATTTTTACACCATTTAATATGTCTACAGACGTAGTTGCAAATCAAAAAACGTTAGTAACGGCAGGTTTATTCGCAGATTCGTCTGCTAGTATAGCTACATTATTTTCATCATCGGCACAAAGCAGCACGTCAAAGCAATATTATTATGCCGCGTATAAAGATAATTTGTCATCTACAGGAACTGCTACGACTCAATTTTCAGTTGCATACGGGCATAAATTAGGAAGCGGTAGTTACTCAGCGGGGCAATTAAATGACAGTGCTACTAAAGCAGTATATTCGCAATATAAACAATTACTTTTAAACCCGGGTGATACTACATTTACTTTCGGGACGGCAGGAAACTCAGACTCGATTTATATCGTTAATTTCGATCGATCGCGATTACGAGATAGATTAGATCCGGGTAATTGGCAATTTAGTTTAGCAGAATTAAGCGGATCCGCGGTAGTTAATAATGTACATACAGGCTCTAACGTTAAATTAGCAAATAGCCCGAAAGTAATTGCTTTAATCGACGATTCGGGCGATACAGATCAAGCAGTAGGATTTTCTGCAGCAGGTAGAGTATATAATATAATTTCTGGTACATTAAATAATGGGGGATATATAGTTAATAATGACTATGTTTATTATGGATTATCATATCCTGATATGGGAATGTTAATATTAGATGGTAACATGCTTAACGCATCTGCATCTTTTAATACAGTAACGGGGTCTGCTATAGCAGGAGATAATGCATGGAAATTATTTACGTCCATATCAGGTGCGATGTCAATAGATAGTTCTTTAAATTCGTTTCAAGCACGTAATTCGGAAGTAGTTAATAGCACTCATTATTTCGTACGTGTTAAAAATGGTGAATATAACTTTTCAAATAATCCTTCATTTACTACCGGATCGGTTGGAGAATTTTCTCAAGCTACTTTTATAGGAGATCCGAAAACATATATAACGACTGTCGGAATGTATAATGACAATCAAGAATTATTAGCTGTCGCTAAATTAAGTAAACCAGTACAGAAATCATTTCAAAATGAAGCATTGATAAAAGTTAAATTAGATTTTTAATAATGTTTAATAACAATTGAAAAGTGAAAGTCCCCTATAATAAGGGGATTTTTCATATTTAGATATTTATATAAAAGAATATATAATGGCCGGCGTATTTAAAACAATTGCACCCGAAGATCAAACAATAACTCCTTTTAAAGTATATAAAAGTTGGGAATATACTGGTACTATAGGTAATAAGTATTCAGAATTAACGTCTCAAAGTATATTTGTTTTAACGGCAATTCAACCTACCCCATCAAATTTTTCTAACGGATTAATGCCTTTAGATTTTCAAGAGGAAGTAGATTTAGATTTATCTACAAGTTTATTAAATTCTAATTATAAATTTATACCGGCCGGAGTTTTATGGCAAAGTTTAAAACATCAATATTTTAATGATTATAAAGGCCAAATTAATTTTGGAGGATATGCTCAGCCGAATATTAACAATTCAAGTAATTTAGATATATGGTCTGGTACATCTTTTAAACCAAATGCTCCGCAACTAACTAAAACATACGCATATATCGATCATACAACAAATACTCCTTCAGGATCATTAGAATTAGGAAATTTTGCTTCTGTAATATCTATACCGCAAGCTAAATTTGGTGAGGAAATAAAACCAGGTTCTGTACAGATAATTATGGATCCGGGTTCCGGTGCTAATTATACTTTAATTGATGACAGTAAGGGTAATTTAATAGATTCTTCAGTAAATTCGTCATTTAAATTAAATAATCGTTTAATGCGTTTAGGATTTGATACGGATAATATAATTAGCGACTCTAGATATCCGACAGAAATTACTTCTTATAATACTAGAATAGCAGAATCATTTGTAACCTCGAGCAGTGTTCCATATGGAAAAAGTATATATTTGTCTGAAAGTTACGTGCGTATTGACGGAACACCTTCATACTTTAATCCTAGAACATTGGATAATTACGCAGTTAGTTTTTGGTTTACATTAGATACTACAACACCGGGGCATGGAAGAAATTCTCATTTAATATCTAAAAGAAGTTTAGCAAGAAATTATGGATTAATTAATCCTTCGGGTCGAAAAGTTGCCGGCAATATATGGAGGCCTAATAACAACATAACTCCGTATGATATTTACGTAAATCAATCAGGTAATTTGCAAGCGCAAGTAGGAGACGGGTCTACGTTATTAACCATTAATGCAGGCGCAGTTTCGGCAAATACGCCAGTTCATGTAGTATTACAAAAATCCGGATCTTCGTATGAATTATATAAAAACGGGGCTAAAACATCTACTACTGCTAATTTATCAAACATAGCTAATGACGCTGATATTTTTATCGGATGTAAAGGATTAGATATATATAATAATGATCAGCCATTCGCATCGATGGTTGGTAGTATCGATGAAGTACAAATTTATAATACGTATTTAACTCAAGCAGAAATTAATCAATTAGGAGATTCAGGTAATAATTTATCTAATTTATCAAACGTAGGAAAAATATTTTATAGAGAAGGTATTATCGTAATTAATAACCCGGATAGTAAATATGGTAGTGCATATCAACTTCCAGATTATACATTATTTTCAACGTCGTTATATAACAATGGCCCTGCATTTAATGGCTATGCATCGAATGATTATATAACTAACCCGGGCGGTAGTAGTATACAGTCTATAAATATTAAATGGAATTCAACTTTAACATTATACGAGAATGAAATTCTTTGCAGAATAAATGAAGAAGAATTTAATTTTACTTTGAATCCGTCAATATTAAAAGATTCTGAAAATGGTCAATTACCTAAAGAATTTATTTATAACGATGAATTTGGACCATATATAACTACAATTGGTTTATATAATGAAAATGCAGAATTATTGGCAATAGGTAAATTAGGCGGTCCTATTAAAAAACGAAGTAATGTAGATTTAAATATAATCGTAAGATTCGATCAATAATATGAAAAGAAAAAAGTTATCTAAAGAAGCGGTTGCAAAAAAATATGGTTTTAAAAGTGGTTTAGAAGAAAGAATAGCCGATGTATTAACGGATAAAAAAGTTAATTTTGGTTATGAGGTAGATAAAATCACATATACTATTCCAGAGACTTTACATAAATATACTCCCGATTTTAAAATAAACAAATCAGAAGGGCGTGTATTATATATTGAAACAAAAGGACGGTGGGTTACTGCAGATCGCAAAAAACTTAAATTAGTAAAAGAACAGCATCCTGAATTAGATATTAGAATTTTATTTCAAAATGCTAAAAATAAAATTACTAAAAATTCTAAAACTACTTACGGTGACTATGCCGATAAAATAGGTATTCTTTGGGCCGAAAAAACAATTCCTGATTCTTGGTTTGAATAACGATAGATTTTCTATATATTAAGGTTTAATTATGGAAGATACTAGATTATTAGAACTACTGCAGGCAATTTTAGGTAAAGCAAAATCGACTAATAAAGGTAATGCAGCTTTTCATTGTCCATTTTGTAATACACAAAAAAAGAAATTAGAAGTACAATTATATACAAACGATAAAACGGAAAATCCGTGGCATTGTTGGGTATGTAATAAATCAGGAAAAAAGATATCTACTTTATTTAAAGCATTAAATGTAGATAAACAAAAGTTTACTGAATTATATCGTATACTTCAAATAACTCCTGCAAAATATAATATACAAGATGTAGCAGAGCAAGTTAAACTACCAGCCGAATTTCATCCATTATATATAAAACGTCCTTCAGTAGAATATAAAAATGCATTATTTTATTTACTTAAAAAACGAGGATTAAGTGTACATGATATTATTAAATATAATATAGGATATTGTGAAGATGGTGAATATAGTAAAAAAATTATTATTCCATCATATGATTCAAATGGTAAATTAAATTATTTTGTATCAAGAACATATTACGATGCAGAATCTTTTCGTTATAAAAATCCTGAAGTAAGTAAAAATATAGTTGGATTCGAAAATTTAATTAGTTGGGATTTACCTTTAGTTTTAGTAGAAGGGGCATTCGATGCAATTGCAATTAAACGAAATGCTATTCCTTTATTTGGTAAAACGATTAGCGAAGATTTAAAAATGAAAGTTATGCAAAACAATGTAAAAGAACTTTATATTTGTTTAGATAAAGACGCACAAAAGCAAGCATTAGAGCACGCAGAATATTTTATTAATAACGGAATAATAGTTCATTTCGTTAACTTAGATGAAAAAGATCCTTCTGATATCGGATTTATTAAAATGAAAAATATTATACAAGATACAGAACCATTTTCTTTTTCAGATTTAATATCATTAAAATTAGCATTATGAAAATAGATATAGGATTATCTTCAATTGATAAAATTTATCATATTGCAGATGTACATATTAGAAATTTAAAACGACATTCAGAATATAAAGAAGTATTTACTCGTTTAAAAGAATATATTTCTTCTACAAAAACTCCGAATAGTATAATTTATCTCGCCGGAGATATTGTGCACGCTAAAACAGATATGACTCCTGAGCTAATACAAGCTGTACAGGAATTTTTTAAAATGATGGCAGATGAATTGCCTACTATTTTAATTACGGGAAATCATGATTGTAATTTGAATAATAAAAATAGATTAGATGCTTTAAGTCCAATTGTAAATGCACTTAAACATCCCAATTTATTTTATTTAAAAGATTCTGAAGTATATGAAATAGCAGATAAACATTTTGCAGTAATGTCTGTATTTGATAAAGCAGTTGATTATATAAAGGCAGACTCATTTACCGCTCCTTATAAGATTGCATTGCATCATGGATCGGTGGATAACTCATATACAGACGTAGGATTTAGATTAGAAAATAAACATGTTAATAACGATACATTTGCAGGATATGATTTAGTATTACTAGGAGATATTCATAAAGTTCAGTATTTAGATTCTAAAAAAACAATTGCATACGCCGGAAGTTTAATTCAACAGAATCATTCAGAAGGATTAAAACATGGGTTATTAGTTTGGAATCTAAACGATAAGTCATCTCAGTTTATTCAAATACAAAATGACTATTGTTTTTATACGTTAGATATAGATAATGGAAAACATGCTTCGTATGATAATTTACCTAAAAACGTACATTTAAGAATAAGAGTTAAAGATACGGAATCAGATGTAGTAAATTTAATACTTGCTGATTTTAAAATGAAATATAACGTAGTCGAAGTCGTAATACAAAAAACTAACGATTTTGCTCATAAACGCTCGACCTCGAAGAAAATAGATATAGGTGATATCCGCGATCCTGAAAACCAAAATACGCTAATCTATGACTATTTAAAACAAAAATTTAACCTCGACGATACATTTTTAGACGGTGTTAGGCATATAAATCGAAAGACAAATAGTAGTTTAGTTGCAGCAGATATCACTCGTAATATAATTTGGTTGCCAAAGAAGTTTGAATTTTCAAATATGTTTTCTTACGGAGAAAATAACGTAATTGATTTTACAAATTGTAAAGGTACATATGGTATATTCGCTCCTAATGCAAGCGGTAAATCTACATTATTAGAAGCTCTTTCATATTGTATATTTGATAAATGCGCAAGAGCATTTAAAGCAGTGCATGTAATGAACAATAAAAAAGATTCATTTCATTGTAAATTTAATTTTGAAATTGATGGTGTAGATTATTTTATAGAAAAGTCTGCAACACGTACAAAATCAGGGCATGTAAAAGTAGAAATTGATTTTTGGTATATAAATGAAGCTGGCGATTCTATTTTCTTAAACGGTCAAGAACGTAGTGACACTAATAATATTATTAGAAAACATGTAGGTACATACGAAGATTTTATTTTAACTTCATTATCATTACAAAATAACAATACTGCATTTATCGATATGAGCCAGAAGGACCGTAAAGATTTACTAGCTCAGTTTTTAGATATTAATGTATTTGAAAGTTTATATAATATTGCTAATGCAGAAAGTAAAGATATATCAGTATTAATTAAAGAACATAAAAAGACAGATTATACCGGGACTGTAGCAAAACATGAAAATGAAATTCAGTCATTAAATACTACATTAATAAAATTAGAACAAGATAAAACCAAAGTAGATGATTTAATTTCTGAGTTAAATGATAAAATTGTATCACAAACTAGTTTACTTAAACCTATTGATGTTAATGTAATCGATCTACAAGAATCGTTAGATAAGCAACAACGTTACGAAGATAAAAGTTTAGAATGTAATACTAATTTAAATTTAATATTAGGACAAAGAGAAGATCTACAGCAAGAAATAAATCAGTTAACTGGAAGTTTAGATACATTTAATAAAACGGAAATAGATAATCAGTTAAATGAAATGAATAAAATAGCTACTGAAAAATCTTCGTATGAAAGTATGTTAACTCGATTATCTACAACATATAAACATACAAAAGAAAAGGCAGATAAATTAGATACATTAGAATACGATCCTAATTGTAAATTTTGTATGAACAATGTATTTGTTAAAGATGCAGTAGACGCTAAAAATAAATTAAACGAATTAGAATCTCAAGTTACTGAATTACAAAATAAAGTAAATGATTATGATATTAAATTAAGATCATATCAAATTTGGATAGACCAATCTAAATCATATACTTCTGCTATTGATATTATTACAAGAAAAAATATCGCTCTTAATTCTACCAATACGAAGATTCAGACAATGAAATCTAATTGCGATACTATCGATAAATCTTTAGATCAAATTAAAAAAGATATTGAACTTTATAAACAAAATGAAGAATCGATAGCTGCAAATAAAATTGTACAAGAAATAATAGAAGAATTACAATCTAAAAAGAAACAAGCAACGGATGTTAGTAATGCTTTAAATAAACAAATTATTCAGCTTAATGGAAATATACAAATGCATGAAGCAAATAAGCAAACTGCATTAGATGCTATACAAAAGTTAGCTGATTTAGAAATACAATATAAATACTATCAATATTATTTGGAAGCAGTAAATAGAGACGGTGTACCTTATCATTTAATTAGTTTAGCTATTCCTCAAATTGAACAAGAAATAAATAATATACTTATTCCAATTGTAGATTTCGTAATTAAATTAGATACTGACGGAAAAAATATTAATGCTTATATTGTATATGATACTGATAGTTTTTGGCCAATAGAATTGACTTCTGGTATGGAAAGATTTTTAAGTTCATTAGCAATACGTTCTGCATTAATTAATGTATCTAGTTTACCGCGACCAAACTTTTTAGCAATTGACGAGGGATTTGGGGTATTAGATTCGGATAAATTAATTAGTATTTATTCATTATTTAATTATCTTAAAATACAGTTTACTTCGTTATTTATTATTTCTCATATTGATTCCATGAGAGATGTTGTTGATAGTTTAATTGAAATTAATAAAATTAATTCTTTCTCCAAGATAGACTTCCATTGATATTTATATGATATAGGAGTTTAAATGGCTAAAGGGCCTCAAGATCAACAACAACAACCAAGTAATAATTCGACATACCAAGAATTAATTAATTCTGGTATTCCTACTACCGCCGCCTTAGCAGACGTAGAAACGAATAACGTAGCAAAAGAAATTGTTTATAAAGAATTAGATAGAGTACCGGTACCGGTTACGGACACTGATCCGAATTCTCCTAATTATTTACGAGTTACGTATTTACCAAATGAATTTAATTTAGGTAAAAATTTAATACGTATACGTCCAAATATTCCCGAATTTATAGAGGGTACTCAATTATATGTAGAAATTATCGATTATAATGGAAATCCTATATACTACGAAATAGAAATTAATTCAGAAACAAAAGATCTTTTTATTATTATTTCAGTTTATATTTACGAAGAAACGCCTCCAGGACCATGCGCAGTATATATTTTAGGTACTATAAAAAACGTACCAATTCCTGAAAATAATAAAATTTATCCTGTAAATTTTCGATGGGCGCAAATCATTAATGTAGACACGTCTGAAAAAACGAAATCTCCGATAATATTTACTACATTACCAAAAGCTTCGGTATTAGCAAATACGGCTTCATATGATATATTAACATATACGGGAAATTCTCCATTTACTAGTAGTATATTTTATAATGTACATTTACATAACGGTTTTTTAAATCCGTCTATTACTGCATTAAATTCTTCAGATACATTTAATTCAGCGATGACAAATGGTAATTTATATGCCAGATATGAAGATTTACAATTAATATCTCCTACAAAATTTTCGTCTAATTATTTATTAGGAGGAGGTGTTACTGCTAGTATAAAAGACTATTTAACAAGTAAATCATTAAACTTAGATGAACCAATTGTTATTTATCAACAAAATAGAGCAGATCAAATAGTTTTAGAATCTGTTATTTTTAAAACAGCGAGTATTGCATATGAACAAGATCCTTCGGGGATAGCACAAAGTTCTTTTAGTAAACGAGTATTAACAATAGGATTTACTGATTTAGACCCGTTTGTGGGACAAATAAGAAGTATAAAAACGTTTTATAGAGATACTGCATTAAAAACCACAGAATATTTAATATTAAGTGATTTTTTAGTTCCGTCTACAAATGTAAATATCGGTTATAATCCTCCTACCGCATCATTTACATTAATATTACCTGATTCAGAAGTCGAGGAACATTATGATGTTCGATTCGAGTTTTATAATAATGAAACGGTACCTAGTTTACAAGTATTAGAGATTAGAGATATTACTGTACCGGGAGTACCAGACGTAATAGTGAATAATAGCGGTATATTAATGGTAAATCCGGTTACAAGTATATTAGACGGAAAAAATATGGTACGTACGTTATATCAAGATTATGATATACATAATTTATATACATCATCACTACGAATGTTAACGGGTAGTAGCTATCCAATAACTAGTTTATATACATACGACCAACAAAAATCAATTGCACAATTTACTGCATTTATACCGGATGGGGCGTCATACGTAACAGCATATTACAATACAGCTATAGTTAATTTAACTCAAAAAACATTGCCTGAAGATTTAGGATATTATAATTACAATGTAATGTTATCTGTATATGAAATGTCAACATCATCTTATTCAAACTTTACATACGATACCGATCAAATATTATTACCGAAAGTTTTAACGTCAACTGCTAGTATTACAATGTATTCGGGGCAAGGTTCGACACAAACCGCGTTTGGATATCCGATAAAGCATACAATACAGTTACCTGAAACAGGTAAATTATATAGATTTTCTTTAGAACATAATATTACTGTTACTGGATCGTTCGGGCCTAATTCAGCATCATTTAACGTTTCATGCTCTATAAAAGACATAGATATTTTATCATCAGGGTTATTATTTGTAAGTGGTGCTCGACCAACATATGTATCCGGGGCATATAGTTATAATATTCCAAGTATATAATTATTAATATGAAAATAATCGCAATTTATCCAGGCAGATTTCAACCTTTTGGTAAACATCATGCAGAAGCATTTAAATGGTTACAATCTCAATTTGGCGCTAATAACTCTTATATAGTTACTTCCAATGTAGTTAGTTTACCTAAATCTCCTTTAGATTTTAAAGATAAAAAAGATATTATTACTCAATATGGTTTAGGCAAACATGTAGTAAATGTTAAAAATCCATATAAAGCAGAAGAATTGTTATCTAAATTCGATCCAGCCACTACGGCAGTAGTTTTTATGGTAGGTCAAAAAGATATGGAAGAAGATCCTAGATTTAAGATAGGTAAATTAAAATCAGCCAAAGATTCTTATTTTCAAGATTATTCTAAAAATATAAAAAAACTAAAAGGTTTTGATACTCATGGTTATTTAGTTGTAGCACCTCATGTGTCAATTAAAATACCAGGATTTGGTGAAATGAGCGGAACGGCAATACGTAATGCAATAGGGTCAGCCGATACTGAAGCTAAGCGTAAAGAATTATTTTCTGTAGTATTTGGGTGGTATAATTCTTCATTAGCTAAAAAATTACATGATAAATTTAATATGAAGGCCGAAAGTATAATTGAAAGTTATATGTCTTCTAACAACGATTTTATTGAAGAAGGATATATGTCTACAAAGCAGCAAAAAAACCATAATACAAAATTAGATAAATTAAAAGATTTTTTAGATAAAAATCACGGGCGTGAATTTGTTTATGATTTTGAAGAATTTCCTAAAACGGTATATGGAGTTAACATAGAAGAAAAAGTTTTTTGGGATAACTTTTTTAAATTAATAATGGAAGGAGGCGCCGGAGGTCATATGGCACATCCATTTGATATACCTAGCGTTACTACCGGAAATGATTTAATAAATGTGTTTAATCAGTCTATAGAATATTTAGGTAAGAAACCCGCATCAGTTAAAATTGATGGCGTTAATGCTTCTATACGTTTAGTTAAATTAAATAATAAACTTCAATTTGTAATGGATAGAGGTTCTAATAAACCTTTAGATGTAAAGGGAATTACAAAAGCAGAATTAGAAGATAGATTTGGTTCGGGACATGGCATGATTAAAATAGGTGGAACTGTATTAGATATTTTTAATGATTCATTATCTACTTGTAAACCTGAACTTAAGGCATTAGGATTATAAGATAATCCAAATATAATGTTTAATATTGAATATGTAGCAGGTTCTACAAACGTATTATCATACGGTAAAAACTTTTTAGCAATACATGGATTATTAGAAATTAAACAAGTAACTGAAAAGAAAAGAGCTACAAGTGAAATTTCTTATAATAAATCTACAATGCAAAAGTTATTAAATAAATTAAATCCTATAGCTCAAAATTATGGATATGAAGTTTTAGGATCAATTCCTACTACATTAGAATCGCAGCCAGATTTAAATAGCGAATTAAATAAAAAATATACAGTAAATTACGGTCCTAAAAAAGAAACTAAAACATTGAAACAATGGTTAGCTTCTGCAAAAGTACCTCGCGGTAATATTAAAACAGTTGAAGGAAAATCAATTACTGCATTATCAAAAGAAGTTTTATTAAAGATTTCTGAAGGAACTCCATTAAATAAATTTATAGCAGATAAAAAAGATTATCAAGATGCAATTGATGGATTTGTTATTTATATTGCTACTATGAAATTAGGAGATGCAGTATTAGCAAAATTAAATTCTCCTTTAGGCCCTGTGTCAGAACAAGAAGGGATTGTTATCCGTGATCCGAAAATTTATAATAAACCGTTTAAAATTACAGGTAAATTTATCGTAGGCGGTTTAGCATCATCATTTAAGAAATAATTATATATAAAATAATATGACAAAGTTACGTAATATAAGTGCAATTAGAAAAATGTTAGACGGTACTCACCGTAGCCAGACAAAAACATCAGTTTCGTTAAATACTTCAGAAGCTCCTATTAAAAGAGAAGTAGGAGAAAGATGGGTCGATGAAACTGGTAAAGAATGGGAACAGAGACAAGGTTATAAAATTAGCGTTACAAAAGCTTTAGATTTAATAGCAGAAAATCGAATGCCGGCTAATTGCCCTAAATGTAGTAATCCAATGACAAAAAAGAATTTGGATGAAAAAATGTGGAATATTCATAAAATATGTTTCGATTGCGTAATTGATATGGAACATCAATTACGATTAGAAGGAAAGTATAATGAATATGAAAAACAAAAGATTAGAGAAAATGCTATGGCTTGGTTAAGAGATGCAGAAAAAGATGTAGAAGATTTAGTTAATGCTTATCGATACGCATCTTTCGTTAATCAAGACGGGTCAGTAGAAAAATGGACAGGCGGATTATCTGCAGAAGAATTTGAAGCTAAAGTACGTGGAGAGTTTAACAAATTTAAAACAGAATTTATTGATAAATTAGATGGTAAACAAATAGATGAGACAATTAAAGATATTTGATTTTGATGATACGTTAGCTAAATCAGAAACGCCTGTAATAATAAAAAAATCGGACGGTTCTAGTATAACATTAACTCCTGGTCAATTCGCTACATATAAAATGGAACCGGATGATGTGTTAGATTTTACGTATTTTAATAAAATGGTAACGAAAGCAACGCCTATTAAACATAATGTGGAGTTACTTAAAACGTATTTAGCAAATCCAGGTAGATATAAAGTTACTATATTAACTGCTCGGCGATTAGCATTTCCTATACGATATTGGTTAAAGAAACTAACAGGACGTGAAGTGTATGTAGTAGGCGTAGCGGGTTCCGATCCTAAATTAAAATCAGATTATATTGAAAAAGAAATAAAGAAAGGATATACCGATATATTCTTTATAGACGATAGTTTACCTAACGTCCAAGCTATAAAAAATTTAAATAAAAAATACCCTGACGTAAATATAGAGGCAATCGTGGCAGAAAATATTAATGAACGATATTTAAGACAAATAATAGCAATTACGGAATCAATAAACGAAATTGAAAGCAGTAATTTTATTGAAGAAGAAGAAAATGAAGTTCAAAAAGTTTTAGATGATACTCCTGATGATGTTGAAGATGCTTTGGCTAAATTCTTAAAAATGTCGCCGGATGAATTGGAAAAGCAAGTATTAGCTAATCCTGACGGAGATAAAAATGTTGAAGAAGGATTAGGTTTAACGCTTTTGTTAGCTCTTCCTTTATTATTGGAATTAGCCGGTAAAGTAACTAATAAAATTAAAACATCGTTTGCATTATCTGCGGACGATCAAAAGTTTTATGATGAATGGAAAACTCGTAAAAAGAAAGCAAAAGATTCAAAAGATCTAGCTCTAGTAAAGCAATTAGATAAAGAATATAATGATAAATTTGCTTCTAAATTCGGTAAAGGTTTAATCGGAGCGGGACATGCATTACATAAAGCATATACGGCTCCAATTGTACAAGTGTTGAGATTAGGAAGTTTCTTACCCGGTAAATTTGGGGATTGGGCGAAAGATCCAAAAACAAGAGAAAAAGTGGCAGATATTATATATGCAGTTACAATGTTATTTTACGGCGGAATACATGCTAAACATGGCATTACTGAATTGTTAGCTCAACACGGTGTCGACGGGGCGTCATTTACTACTACGGTTATCGACGCAGCTAAATCAGGAAAAAGTTTAAGAGATGTAATTGCAGCCGCTGTTGAAATAGTGGGCGGATTTAAATCTACATAATATAAGGAAATTAATGAAAAAGAATATTATTACAGAAGCTATACAATATCATAAAGAAAATAAAATACCATATAGCGAGCCTATTTTTAGGTACGGGTCAGTTAACTTTTTTAAATATATAAATGAGTTACGTAAACTTAATGAATCTAAACAAGTTGAATTAGATGAAGATGCAAAGTTTTTTATTAGTACTGATTTAGGTAAAATAGGAATTTATGAAGGACACGAAGTTCTTTTAGATTTTCCGATGATAGAAAATACAATAAACGAAATTTCAAGAGTCGATTATCTTAGTATTTGGAAATGGCTTAAAAAAGTAAAAACCAAAGTAACTCCTAAAATGTACGCAGCAGTTTTAAAAGTAGTTAATATGTCAATAATCGATCCGTATGAAAATGCAAAATCCATAATTGATCATATTGTAGATCAATTTGGTTTAGCGGAATTTGGATTAGCTGAAGGTATAATATCAGAAGCCGATTACAAAGGTAAATCAGTGGATTTAAATTCTCCAAAGCGCGGTGGGTCTAAAAAGTTTTACGTATATGTAAAATCAGATGCAGGAAACGTAAAAAAGATTTCTTTTGGAGATACTTCAGGATTAACTTCTAAAATTAAAGATCCGAAAGCTCGTAAAGCATTTTCTGCAAGACATCAATGCGATAAGAAAAAAGATAAAACTAAAGCAGGATATTGGGCATGTAATTTACCTAGGTATTGGGATAAGTTAGGCGGCGGATCAAAAATTAGTAGTTTTTGGTAGTATATTTATTATTATAAAAGGTTAATATGAAAAATAAAGAATTAAGAAAAATTATTAACGAAGAAATTCGTAATATATTATCAGAAGCAGATGTAATACCTACAGGTCCGGACGGTCAAAAAATAACGGATCCTAAAGTTATAAAAGGATTAAATACTGCATTAAAATCAGTAGACTCATCTATTCGAGTGAAATTAATACAATTGATACAAGATCCAGGTTCGGCTAAATCATTAAACAGTACGGATAAACGTGCTGCGATGATTGCAGCTCTTGCAATTGCATTTAAAATGACCGATCGAGAATTTGGTCAAATAATTACTAAAGTAAAATCATATTTAGCGTAATATGAAACCATATACCCAAACAGTCACAGGCAATAAAATTCTTCGTGAATTTGCACATGATACTGATTCTCA